CTTTCCATTTTTCAACACAGGAGCCGCAGATGAACAAGCTGCTGCAGGCGCTGCTCACGGCCTTGGGGCTGACCGAGCAGACGTCTGAGGATCAGGCCGTCGCCGCGCTGAACGCGCGCCTGGCGCAGGCCAAGAGCGACGCCGACCAGGTCGTCGCGCTGACCGCAGAGCGCGCCAACAAGGATGTGCAGATCGCGGCGCTGACGGCTTCGGCCGGCAAGCCCGACCCGGCCCAATACGTACCGATCGCCGTGGTCACCGGCATGCAGACCCAACTGGCGGCACTGAGCGCCCAGGTGGCCGGCCGCGAGGTCGACGAGCTGGTCGCCGTTGCGCTCACCGACGGCAAGCTGCTGCCCGCCCAGGAGGGTTGGGCGCGCGATCTTGGCAAGAAGGATGTCGCCGCGCTGCGCAGTTTCATCGCCACCGCCCCCAAGATCGCCGCGCTCACCGCCACGCAGACGGGAGGGAAAGAGCCCGGTGCGGCTGCAGCCGGCGCCCAGCAACTCGACGCCACCACCCTCGCGGTGTGCCGCCAGATGGGCATTGACCCGGCAGCCGTCGCCAAAGCCAAGGAAGCCACGAAATGACAGCCGCCACCGCAGACCGCAATACCGAGATGCGTGACGCCGAGCTGGTCGCCGTGCCCGTGGCGGGCGGCCAGCTCGTCCGCATCGGTGTGATTGTCGCCATCAATCCCAACGGCTACGCCCTGGAAGGCAAGACCGAGGCGGACCTGACCTATTTCGGCCGCTCGGAGCAGTACGTCGACAACACGGCCGGCGCCGATGGCGCGGTCACCGTCCGGGTCCGGCGAGGCAAAGCCTTCAAGTGGGCGAACGCCGCCGATGACCAGGTGACGCAGGCAAGCCTCGGCAAGCCGTGCTTCATCGAAGACAACCAGACCGTCGCCAAGACCAACGGCGGCAACACCCGTGCGCAGGCGGGCATCGTCCTCGGGATCGATGCCACCGGCGTGTGGGTTCTCTAAATAGGAGCAGCGCACATGCTGGTCAATAGCGAAGCCATTCAGGCCATTTTCTGGTCGCTGAGCACCGCCTACAACAACGCCTTCGAGTCTGCCCCGACCACCTGGCAGGAGATCGCCATGCTGGTGCCGTCGGGCAGCCGCGAGAACATCTACGCCTGGCTGGACCGCTTCCCGAAGATGCGGAAGTGGATCGGTGAGAAGGATGTTAAGGCGCTGGCCGCCCACGGCTACACCGTCGTCAACGACGACTGGGAAGCCACCGTGGAGGTCGATCGCAACGACATCGAGGACGACAACCTCGGCATCTACGCCCCGCAGGCGCAGAACGCCGGCTTCTCGGCCAAGCAACTGCCGGACGAGATCGTCTACGACCTGATCAACAATGGCTTTGCCAACGTCTGCTACGACGGTCAGGCCTTCTTCAGCCAGGCGCACATCGTTCGCGGCCAACCGGTCTCGAACTTGAGCAACCTGCCGCTGACGATCGCTGGCCAGGCCGCCGCCATGAAGACCTACGGTGTCGCGCGCACGAACATGCGCAAGATCACCGACGAGGATGGCCGTCCGCTGAATGTCAATCCGAACGTCCTGCTGGTACCGCCGGCACTGGAAGACGTTGCCAACGCCTTGCAGACGAACGAGCGCCTGAACGACGGCATGCCGAACCCGTACAAGGGAACAGCCAAGGTCGTTTGCGACGCACGCCTGACCTCCGATACGAGTTGGTTCCTGCTGGACACCACGAAGCCGATTCGTCCGGTCATCTACCAGCAGCGCAAGGCGCCGGTCTTCGTCCAGCAAACCGATCCGCAAGCCCAAGACGTCTTCATGCGCAAGAAGTTCAAGTTCGGCACCGAGGCACGCGCAGCCGGCGGCTACGGCTTCTGGCAGCTCGCCTCCGGCTCCACCGGCACCGGCGCGATTCCGCAGTAACAGGACACCTCCCCCAGAGGACTGCCGCGCGATGGCCGTGAAGCGCGGAGGAAGGGCAACCCGCAACCCTCGGCCTGGCTGGGTTGCGGTGCAAGCAAACATCTCAGGAGAACACCATGCCGACCACGGCAGAAACCAAAGTGCTGCGCATCAGCGCAAAAGCGGACGGCTACCGGCGCGAGGGCCTCAAGTTCGGCGTGGCCGAGGCCGACATCCCGGAGTCGGTGCTGACCAGCAGCCAGGTCCACCGCCTCAAGCGTGACCCGATGCTGTCCTGCAAGGAAGTGACCGTCAGGGACGCGCCGGCTATCTCGGACGACGAGCTGGCCACGCTGCGCGACAAAGCGGCCATCGGCGAGGCGTTCCTGGCCAAGGTGCCGGCGGACTTCACCTGGTCGGAATGCCCGACCGAGTACGTGACGCACCTGCAGGACCACGTCCACGAGCTGGAGGTGGCCGCGCTGGCGGAGACGACGGCACGGGCGGAGGCACGGGCGGCGGTGGCAGCCGAGGCCGCGAAGCACACCCAGCCGAAGAAGCTCCACGGCAAGCCGTAAGCCATGGCCTACGCGACCTCGGACGACATGGTGAGCCGCTTCGGCGCGTTGGAAATCATCCAGATTTCCGACCGCGCGGGCTCCGGTCAGATCGACGCGACCGTTGTTGGCAACGCCTTGGACGATGCCAGCGCCGAGATCGACACGTATCTGGCCGGGCGCTACACGCTGCCGTTTGCCAGCACGCCGCGCTTTGTCAATCAGCTCTGCTGCAACATCGCGCGATACCACCTGTGTGTGGCCGGCACACGCATGACGGACGAGGTCAACGAGCACTACAAGGCGGCCGTGCAGTTCCTGCGCCTGGCCGCCAAGGGCGAGATCACGCTCGGTGAACTGCCGAACGGCACCCCCGTGCAGCCTGGCAGCACCATTATTTTCCAGTCTGGCTCCCGGATCTGGGGCCAAGACGATCGAGGGGGCTTCTGATGGCGACGCCGGCACCGCTGCCCGTTCCCATCATCACGGCCGTTGAGCTGGCCGTGGTCGACCGCCTCACGCGCGGCCTGGGCAAGCTGGTCACCTTCGTCGAGACCTACGGCGGCGAGTTTGACGACGAGAACCTGGCCGATGTGATCCGGCGCTTTCCGGCCGCCTGGGTCACGTTCGGCGGGGTTAAGAAGACCACGCCCGTCGACATGGGCCGCCAGAAGTGGAAGGCGGAAGGCACCTTCGTGGTCATGGTCGGCGCGCGCAGCGTTCGCAGTGAGGCGGCGTCCCGCCACGGTGGACCGGCGCAAGGCGAGGTTGGCACCAACCTGCTGATCTACGCCGTGCGGCGCCTGCTGGCCCAGCAGGACATGGGCTTGCCGATCAAAGAATTTGCACCTGGTTCGGTCCGCACCCTGTTCAACACTCGGCTGCAGCGCGAGGCGTTCAGCGTCTTCGCCCTGGAGTTTCACACCGAGTGGGTCGAGTCGGTACTGCCGCGCAGCACTTTCCCGCAGCCGGCTGCCGCGACCGACATGGATGCCGTGTTTGCCGCCTACGGTGGCCAGCTCGATCCGGCGGCGCCGTACTGGGATGCGACCCAGCTCAACTATTTCCTCGATCCCACGCGCGAGGCGGGCACGCCGAGCGCACAGGACATCTTGAAGATGCAACCTCCCGCAGGAGCCAGCAATGAAGGTTAAAGCAGCGCCGGGCGTGCGCGTGCCGAAGGAAGGCGCACCCCGCACATACATCACCGATGAGCAGGAGGTGGTGGTCGACGACTCCCACTACTACCGCAAACGTGTGGTGGAGGGCGATTTGATCCGCACCGACCTCCTGGAGGCCGCCCAGACGCCGGCCGCCGCGCAGGACCAACACCTGGACCAACACCCGGCCCAGGAAGACGCACCGGCCGCGACGTCGGCCGACGTGGTGCCGCAATAACTGAGCGAGGCAGACGATGGCCAGCCAAAACATCAGCTTCAAGACGATTCCGTCCAGCACCCGCAAGCCGGGTAAGTACTTCGAGTACGACTTCACCGGCGCGGTCAATACGCTGCCGGGCAACCCGCAGCCGGTGCTCGTCATCGGCCAGCGCTTGGCGACCGGCGCGACGCCTGCCCTGACGGCGGTACGCATCTCGTCGGAAAACGACGCCCGTACCGCGTTCGGTCGCGGCTCGATCGCGCACCTGATGGTCAAGGCGGCTCTCGCGGCCAACAACTATCTGGACCTGACGGCAATCGCAGTGGACGACGCCCCGGCCGGTATCGCGGCAAGCGGCGCCGTCCTGATCGCGGGTCCGGCGACGGCCGCCGGCAACATGACGATCGAGGTGGCGGACATCAAGGTCACCATCGCGGTGAACAACGGCGATACCGCCGCGATCATCGCCGCCAACCTGGTCGCCCAGGTGGGCCAGCAACCCGACCTGCCGGTCACGGCAGCAGTGGCCGCCGCGAACCCCGCCAGCATCGTTCTGACCGCCAAGAACAAGGGCCTCGCCGGCAACGGGATCTCGCTGTCGACGCTGAGCCAGACGGCCGGCGTGACCGGCACCGTCACCGCCATGGCGGGCGGCCTGTCCGACCCGGACATTCAGCCAGCGCTGACGGCGGTCTTTGCGGCCGGGCACAAGATCATCGTGGCACCGTTCTCGACGCAGGCGTCGCTCACCACGCTGCGCAACCACTTGGACACCGTATCCGGGTCGATGGAGCAGCGCGGCACGATCGGCGTGGGCGGCTGGCCTGGCACGCT